TTCACAGTAGATCTGACGAAGCATATCAAGAGTACAGTAAACTCAAAGAACTAAACGCCAAACTCAGCGACTGACTAGAAAATGCTCTCAACCCAATATCGACTTCGACTGGAGTCTATCTGTAAAAAGATTGTTAATGGTGAAAATGTCAAAATAGAAGACATGATTTGGGCAGACAAATTAGCAAAAGCAAATACCACTGCTGCAAATTGGATGCGACAAGCACGACAGAAAGCAGCAAATCCCGACATGGAGGAGGGAGGGACTGACGATTTTCTGAACAAGATGGGACTAGGAGACCCCGACCCATCTAATTACCGAAAGGGGTTTCAAGGTGCAGATGATATAAACGAATGGTTCAACCGCGACAAACCTGACGACTGGAGGCAAAGAGATTAACTTGCGTCCAAACAAAGTACTTTATTAAAACACAAAATGAAAGTTGGAATGATTGGTCTAGGTCGTATGGGCGAGGGTATGTCTCGTCGTATGATGAAACAAGGTATTGAAGTATGGGGTTACCGTCGTAATCTCAAGAAAGCAGAAGAAGCGTATGAAAAAGGATACGTCAATGGCATTGCCTATGGTATTCAACAACTAGCAGAAGTTGTTCATAGAAATGGTCCTGGTGTCTTTATGATGGTAGTCCCTGCAGAAACAGTAGAGGATACAATTACAGAACTATTAAAGCATTGTGTTGAGGGAGATATTATTATCGACCATGGCAATAGCAACTTTAAGGATTCTCGTAGGAGAGCAGAAAGGTTGTCTAAGTTGGGCATCCAGTATCTTGACTGTGGTACTAGTGGCGGTGTTTATGGTTTGGAGCGAGGATACTGTCTTATGGTTGGTGGTTCACAATCTGCAGTAACAGTATGTCGTCCTATCTTTGATGCTCTTGCACCAGGTATTGACGCTGCTCCTAGAACTGAAGAGAACAGTTGGGTTTCACCTGCTGAGTCAGGTTGGTTACATTGTGGTCCCGCAGGTGCAGGTCACTTTGTTAAAATGGTACATAATGGTGTGGAGTATGCAATGATGCAAGCATACGCAGAAGGATTCAACATTTTACACGAAGCAAATGCAGGTTCTAAGTACGTTAAAGAAGAAGACGCAGAGGTCGCTCCGATGGATTGCCCAGAAGACTATTGCTACGACATTAACGTTCCTGAGGTCGCTGAGTTATGGCGTCGTGGTAGCGTGGTTGGTTCTTGGTTGCTTGATCTTACCGCTGTGGTACTACGCAGTGATAGCGAACTCGATAAGTTTGATGGCGGTGTTAGTGACAGTGGCGAAGGTAGGTGGACTGTTCATACTGCTGTGGACCTTGGCGTACCCTCTCCTACTATATCTGCAGCACTATTTGAACGATTCGGATCCAGACGCTTGAACCGCTATGCCAATAAAATCTTAAACGGAATGCGTGCTATGTTTGGTGGTCATGACGTTCGCTGATGTCTTACTATGGGGAGCACTACCCTTTGTATGTGCCACCATTTATTTCGGGTTACGAAAAGGTGAAAATGACTACTATGACTCAGATGACTATGATGGAAACGGAACTGCTCACTAGACGAATTGTTATCTTCGGTGCAACTGGAGATCTATGTAAGAAAAAATTAATACCCGCACTCTACAAACTCTGGCAGAAAAAACTTCTGCCACACAATATATTGATTGTCGGAGCATCTCGTAGAGATCTTCCTAAAGAAACTTGGTTAGAAAAACTTGGAGACTATCCTCAAGAGTTTACCACTTGGATGGACTTTATCTCCTGTGATCTTGACTGCCAAGAAAGTCTAATGAAACTTCATGACGACAGCGCAGACACTACTTACTTCCTATCCGTACCGCCAGAACGCTATGAGAATGCTATCATCAATCTCAAAAAAGCAGGATTCCTCGACGACCCAGACAGATCCCGTGTGGTTGTGGAAAAACCCTTTGGGCACGATCTTGAATCTGCTAATCATTTACAGTCAGTGGTGGAGCGACATCTACGCGAAAAACAGGTCTATCGCATTGACCATTATCTTGGTAAAGATACTGTCAACAATATTCTTGCTACAAGGTTTAGCAATATTCTGTTGGAACCTCTTTGGAACCGTCAGTACATAGAAGAGATTCAGATCTTTGCAACCGAAACTATCGGTTGTGATGGTCGTGCTCAGTACTATGAAACTGCAGGTGCAGTGCGTGACATGCTACAGAATCATGTCTTACAAGTCCTTGCTTTAGTAGCAATGGATGCACCTAGCAAGATGAATGCTAGGGAAATCAGACGTGAGAAGACAAAAGTACTTGCTGCCACTAGAATGAGTAGTAATGTTATTCTTGGTCAGTATGAATCGTACCGTTCTGAAGAGGGCGTTGATCCTTGCAGTTCCACTCCTACCTATTTTGCTGGCTCTCTTTTCGTCGATAACTGGCGTTGGCAAGGAGTACCTTTCAACGTTATGACTGGCAAGAGAATGCCATATCAATGTGCAGAAGTTGTAATCAAACTCAAAGCACCACCACTGAAACTCTATGAGGGTGAGGTTAACGATCGCATTGTTATTCGTTTACAACCTAATCCTCACCTAGATATCAGGATGGATATTAAGTCACCTGGTCTCAACGATGACCTTGAGTTGGCAACGTTGACACACGCATACCCTCAGGATAGAGCAATCGATGGATATGAAAGACTTCTTCATGATGCACTCAGAGGCAAGCAAGATATTTTTGTTCATGCTGAAGAGGTCATGGAATCTTGGAGCATCGTGGATGATCTTCTCTGTACTGGTGAGTCTTGTCCCATTCGTACTGCTCCTTATGTCTATTTGCCTGGATCGTGGGGACCGACACATAAGGTAGATAACATCACGGAATGGGATTACCCTGCATGACTAAATACTAAAAGAGAACTAATTATTATGATCACTGACATTCGTTATGATGGTTTCATCGGTATCTTTGATACTGAGTATAACACAGAACCTCTGATTGAATATTGGAACTACCAAAATAAAGTGGGATCTACATTTAAACGTAAAGGTTTATTTGGTAGAGAACGTAAAGCACATGCTCGTAAAGATACATGTCTTGCCACTGAAGACTTCATGTTGGATCACAACTGCGGTTATCAATGGATGCGAGAGTATAATGAAGTTACTGGTAGATGCCTTGAAGAATATATTGATCAGTTTGAACATCTCCTACATTATAGATATCAACAAGTATATTTGAATGTACAAAGAACTCTTCCTAGTGAAGGGTATCACAGTTGGCATTCAGAAGACGGATCCTTAGGATGTAATCGTCGTATTCTTGCAACTATGATGTATCTTAATGATGTAGAAGGTGGTGGAGAAACAGAGTTCTTATATCAATCGAAAAGATTTCAACCTAAGAGAGGTCAATTCCTTATCTGGCCAGCAGGATTTACTCATGTACACAGAGGTAATCCTCCTCTATCTGGTGAGAAATACATTTCTACATCATGGTTAGAAAATATAAACGCATAACATGGCAAACTGGTATCAAGACCAACTAACAAACAAAAACTTTCTCTCTCCTATTGGATTTGTATTCCTTTTGGAGAAAGCAAGGAAGGTTTCTTTTTTGTGTCAAAAGGCAAGTATCCCAGAACTGAATCTCGGTGACATCAACATTCCTACCAGAGGTTTAGTTCGTGTTCCTTTAGAAGGCAACGTCCAATATGGTGATCTAACTCTAGATTTTATTGTTGATGAGGATCTCAGAAACTACATGGAGATTCACAACTGGATTCGTGCTCTTGGTACTCCTGATACTTATGGAGAAAGAACTACATGGAACTATAATAATAGCGATAGAACATTAAATGATAGAGGGTACAAAGTATCTGACGGTACACTGCAGGTATTGAACAATAATAATATTGCAAACTTTGATGTTGTGTTTGAAGATTTATTCCCTGTCAGTCTATCAACTCTGGACTTCAACGTTACGAATACAGATACGGATTATCTTACAGCAAGTGTTACCTTCAAGTATCTCCTTTACGAGATCAGAAACACTAACACAAGTACTAGACGATGACCTTTGATTTTACCGAAGAAGAACTACAGTGCGTAAGAGTGTGCTTACAAAATGCACCTGCACCATATGATATCAGATATAAAAAATTATTGGTAGGTTTACAAGCAAAAGTTGGTGAACCAATACCACTTAAAGGTGAACCTTTGGTAGTGGCAACCTACGATCTAACCCAATATGGAATTCAAAACTGAGTTTGAACATCACTGGGGTGGTGAAGATAACTGGTATACTAAATCTAAAAGATG